TCATAGGCGCATTACAAGCGTCAGATCGCTGCCGGGAACGGTCGTCCCGACTCCGGTGACATTGAGGCTCAGGATATCTCCGGAACGCAGAGCGGGCAGCCCGAAGCCGCTCAGGACGTTGGAGATCGTCGTCCCGCTCGGGATTTGCACGCTTACATAAGAAGCGCCGTTACGATTGATCTGCAGGATGATGGCGGCTCCCGTGGGAGCGGTGCCGACAATTCCGTAAACATCCCGCACGGATCGATCTGAATCGACCACCACGGCCGGCGCCGCGTTCGTCTGAATCGCAAGATAGCCGGTGATCTGGAACGAATACTGGCCGCCCCCCAGGGTACGCAAGCCGGAATCGATGGTCACGGTGTATGGGTTCACGGTAACAGCCCCGGCGCCGAACGCATTCGTCATGTAGAGTTCTGCGCTGGCAAGTCGAACGTCCGGCAAGATTACGCTATATTGCCAATCTCCGCTGGCCGGACTGCCGAAGAAGCCTTTGATAAATGGAACGATCACGACGCTTTCACCGAGTTGGTAAGCGGAGACTGTGATGGGGTGATCCGCTGCCAGAGTGCCCTGCGCGCCTCGCGTGACGATGGAACTGCCGTCGGGATTCGTCCCGGTCACCTGTACAATCTCCTGTTCAATTTGCATCAGCATGCCGGGCAAGAAGGTCCCGCCGAAAGCGATGCCTGTGTCGGCCGCTGCAATCGGCGCCGTCAGGGCAAACGGAGCCACACCATTGACCTCATCGTAAAAGTGGAAAGTATACGTGCCGGCAGTTATGCTGACCGTGTTGACCAGCGTGCTGAAAGCGCTTGCCCCAAGATCCAGTACGCCCCCGGTGGTTGGTGACAGGACCACACCGAAGATGGGAGCCGGCGGGGCTCCCGAATCGGCGGCAAGTCCAGCCGATTCCCCCAGTACCCAGCGTGTTAGCGGCGAAAGCGCGTATGCGGCTTCATCTCCCGCCGCATTTGCAGCCCGCGCGGATATCTCTACGCCAGCGCCGATGCGCTCGGGAACGTCAATCGCGATCGGACTGGCGATTCCGCTGGCGCCGGTACTCCAGGAATTCGCGGCGACCACGAAGAAACTGGTCGAATCCGGTTCCGTCAACCATGGCGTGCCGATCGTCAGAGTGTTTGCCGTATTGCTCGCGATCGCGTATTCCTGCCCCGCGCCCGTGCCTCTGGTGATCCGAACCACTGCCGACTGATATTCATTCACAATCATCTCGAGCGCCGTGTTGCCCACGGTCGTCGACGAGAAAACGGTAACGGCGGCTTCCGGCAATAGTTCCCAGCGCCAGTAGATGTCCACGTGGTCGAACTGAGGGTCCGGGGGAAGCACCATCAGCGGAGGGAGCCCGGTATCGATGAAGGAAGGCGCGGAAGTCTGCGCGGAGGCGATTCGGAAAAGTAATTGCGGATTTGCGCCGCGATAAATGTTAAAGCTCACTCCGCCGACGGGAAGTTGGATACCATCGACCACAACAGAATTCGTGTTGACACCGGCGGTCGTAGTTGCCTGCGCGATAAACGAAAGCAGACTCTCTCCACCGGCGCTGTCCACGGTGCTTACGGCATAGAAGTAGTTAACCCCTCCGGCCAGCGTTCCGCCTGTCGTGCTCACCACGGGCGCCAGGCCGATCAAAGGGGCCGTCAGAGTTCCAATCGTCCCGGATGGCGCGGTGAAGGAAACGCTCAACTCAACATCCGCCGAGCCGTCGCTGGCCGTGACCTCGGCTTCCGTAATCCCCAACTGCAGATTTCCGTTTGCATCCAGGACCGTACCCGCCACCGGTGCGGGCAATCCCGAGCCTTGCCCGGATTGAATCCCGAGGCCTCCGCTGATTCCCGTCGCTGTATCCGAATACCAGGCATCGTCGTGGAATTGCGCCGTGATCGTAGCTGTGCGGAAACTGTTCCCCGGAGTAATCTTCGTGATTCGGAAGGGAGTCCGCTCCAGATTCTCCTTCAGGTACGATACTGTGATGAGATCGCCGGGCAGCAGTCCGAGAGCCTTGACGCTGGTCTGGAACTGAATGAAGGCGTTTCCCGAAAGGCCCCGGTTCAAGCCCAGCAACAACATGCGCGAAGCCTGATTGAATGTGGAGATTCCGACCGCGTCCCATATCACCGCGACCTCTTGTCCGCACAGGTCCGCATCGTCCTCGTCTTCCAGCGACAAACTATCCTGCTGATATTGGTTATAGCTGTCCTGAAACTCGATCGAGAGCCGGTTCGGCGTGTCCTGAGCGCCCAGCTTGGACAGTTGTACGCTCGAGCTTCCGTCTTTGTTACGTGCAATCGAGGTCGCGTCGAATTCGTATGCCGGCCATCCGTTGTTGAACGTATTCACCGAATTGCTTCCCGGCGGCAGCACGGGTTGCTGAAGGGCAAAGGTATTTTCGACTCGCACTTCCAGCAACCCCGCCGTATTCAGAACCAGATACAGGCTCGATCCGTTTCTTATCGAACGAATGATTTCACCCGCACTCTGGCTCTGGTTCAGCGCGAAGTTGCATTGGAACCGGGGCAGCTGAATGAAGCCTCCGACCGGGTCGTCCACAGAGATCAAAGCGTCTCCGTAGGCTGCCGCCGTCGCGAAGCTAACCGTATCGATCTCTTCCAGCGTGTACCCGCAGCGCATCAATATGTCCAACAGCACCCAAGCCGGATTACTGGAAAACCGTTCGCCCAGAAAATTGCCGCTGGTGTCGAATTGCCAAAGATTCAAACCCTGCATCAGAACCTGCACGGTCGGAATGCTGGTTCCATCGTTGATGCGATTCGGCACGACCACGGACAAGTAAGCCATGCTGCCGTACGGGTCGCCCATTGCATTGCCATTCCCGTCGGTAAAGTTCGGGTCCTGTTGTCCGTCTCGCGTTCCGGGGGTGATCAGGTTGAACCAGCCGGTCGAGGTCATGTTGATCCCGTTCACGCCTTGCGGAATCACGATATCGTCGACAAGGACGCTCAGAACGCCTTGAATCGTGCCCATTCCCAGCAGGACTTCCATGCGCGTGAGATTCCCGTCATTCCTTGAGAACACCACGTCCGGCGTAGTCCACTGCGTTCCATAGACCAGCGGAACGAAGTCGTTGTAGGCCGCGGTGTTATTCTGCACGGCGGAAAGCTGCGAATTCTTTTGCCCCGCGCCGCGCACGAGAATGGTGGGCGGCAGATACTCAAGCCCCCCGAAGCGGGCGGTCGGCCTGCCGCTCGTATCGATGTTGAACATTCCCCGCTGCTCGCAATCCGAGCGCGAATACGAGCAACTCGTGAATGGCACGTTGCCATCCAGATTGCCGACGCCGTTCGCCTGGTCGGGAGAATATCCGCACCGGTAAAAGAACGAGTACTTCCCCTGCGACGCTCCGCCGTCCACCGCTTCCAGACGCTGGGCGGCAGTCGATGGAAACCGCCAGGGGCACATTCGCTCCACCCGCACATTGGGCACAACCGTCCGCTGCATCGAAATCCGGTTCATCGCGCTCAGCCGGAAGGTTGTCTCGGTGATTGTGTCCGGCGGATTCATCAGACCGCGGAAGACCACGGCCGAATCGGTTGTCGCCGCGCCGGCCACAAGATCGAAGAACACCGACTGCACTATCAGTTGGGCGCCTTTGAAGCCGGTCTGCTGCTCGATCTCGGAGAGCTCGGAATCCGCATTCGCCAGTTCGAAGGTCAGTTTCGGGGCGCCGCCGACTTGCGTATCGGAAGCCAGCTGTGCTTCAAACTGGTTTTGGCGGACAAGGCGGCCCTCGTATGGTGTCCCGTTCCACGTGACGGTTTGGCTGCACCAGTGCCGCACGGTGCCATCGGCCAGGGTGCAGTCGAAAAAGAATAATGGCGTGTCGGCGTTCAACTGTTCTTTGGCTGTGAGTGCGCTTTGCATTATTTTCTCTTCAAACCGTTGACATTAACGTAATCTCGCATGACGAGAAGCCCACGTTCGTACTTGTGATCGTCAGCTCGTCGTCACCGAAGTAAGTCTCCTCATAGATCCCGAGAGCCGCGCTGGTTTGCTTGTATGCGGAGGGGTAAGGCTGCGCTTCCACCTGCAATCCCCAAACATCGATCGTCAGCCCGGCCGCCAGAGCGATGGAGAAGGTCGATTGCCCCGCCCCGCTGACGCCCTTGCCATTCACAAATACGCGTTGCCACGCGGCGCCCAGGGTTACCGAGAGCGCCGTTCCGTCACGCTGCAATGTAACCGTGCCGGCCATGTTACTCCGCAGGTAAACGCTGAAACACGCAACATAATCCCCTGACACGCCCAGCGATTGCTGAAGCGACTGCGTTCCCGGGCTCGGATTTGTAACCGACCATGCCCGCTGCGTTCCCAGGGGATCGGTCACGCCGGCGGCGGTCTGCAGCAACCCAACCTGCCAGGCCGATTGTGAGAGGCTCTCGCTCCACCCGAGCAGGTTCGCCAGCGGGTCGATAAACGTAAACGAGGCAAACTCTCCCTGCGAAGCGGTGAATAGATCGCTAAGGCTCTGCACTTCCGCGGCCACCAGATCCTGATACGACAGCTTCCATTGGATCTGCCCGGCGGCAGCGTCCGGCAACATGATGACCTCGCCGTCTTCCATTTGATTGACGATCGCCCGCCACCTCCGCGAACGGCTCACCGGAAACTGCGCGACCGATCCTGCCCCAACCTGTGGAAAGAAACTCATGCGATCTCCTCGATCACGACCGTGGTCTGCCCACTCCATTCACGGTTCATTGTGGCGTCGAATTGTTGGCCGGAGATCATGCACGTTGCCACGTTGCCACCGGTTACCGGATCTGTAAATGCAAAAGCCGCGCTGCCCTGCTGTTCGACGAACGCGATCACCGCGCCCAGTTCCTGCTCGTCAAGCTGATCGAGTTTCAGTGTCCATTGCCGCAGCCCGGTACCGATCAGGCGGAATTTCTGTTGGCTTCCGTCCATGAATCGGACGGCGTGAGTCGAGAAGCTCACGGCGCTGTCCAGCGGATACTGAGCGACCGCTCCAGTCTTCAAAACGGGGAATGTGGCCATGGGATTACAGGCTCGCAACCACGCCGTTAATCGGATGCATATTCAACATCGCCTCGCGCACGGCATTCGCGATATCGGTACTGTGATCCATGAACGACTGGCTGTCCATGGCATTCACATTAACCGTGACCTGCGTCGAAGCCGCCTGACTGCTGCCTGCGGTGGATGGCGCCGGGCTCGCCGCTCCGGTCGCGGCCGTTGCCGCGTTAGGGGTCGCCGAGTTCAGCATGCCGTTGATGGCGACGGGCGGAGGCGGTATATAGAACGGAAGGGGCGCCGGCGTTGAACCGCCTCCGAACAGACTCGCGATCCCCGAGATCAGCGGCGAAAGCAGGCCGAGAGTTCCACCTCCCAGAAGGCTCGATGCCAGACCGCCCGCCGTGCTCAACGCCGAGTGGCCGGCCTGCGCCGATGTATTGCCCTGAATCGCCTGAGTATTGGCCGTGATCAGCGAGGCCTGCTGCTGATAAGCCGACTGCAGCTGGGCAATCTGCTGGCCCGCCTGGGACAGGGACGCCGCAAGGTCGCTGTTATTGCTGGTGATGCCCACGCCGATCGTCGGCGCGTTCGGAATTCCTTTTCGACCCTTCGGCTTGACCGCCTTAAAGGTTTCTTCAATGCTGTGATGCGCCATCTCGCTCCTCCCGCTCCATTTCGTCCAGCAGAATCAGAAATGCATCCACCTTGCGCGCTTCCATCTCGAGCGGGCCGTTGATCCCGATCGAACCATGCATCCCGAGCCGCCGCCGCACGAAGAACTCCTCGAGTAGCGCCATGCTCTCACCTGTAACCAGCGATTTCGGGCATTCCCCGCACTGCGTCTGCTTGCGTCCCCATACAATGCGGGGTTCGCCGCGTTTCTCTTCCGGCAGGAACCCGCAGCGGCGCTTTACCTCCAGGCCGTGTTTTCTGCAACTCTCGCAATTCCACCCGGCCCGGTCGCTTGGGATAAGCGCGAACTGCCGACTTGCAGTTACAAAGTGGAACGCGACAATCAGTTTTTTCTTTCGTTCTCCAGCAACCCGCACTCGGCTTTGACAGCCGTCAGCGCCTCGAGAAATAACTCCTCCGGGCCGCTTTCGATCAGCGACCGGGCGGTCGCCGGGACGCCGTCGAGTTCCAACCCGCGAATCTCCTCCAGACCCCAGCGAATGTAGAGCCGATCGATCTCGGCCCCCAGAAGGCTGGCCTCCATACCGTTCTTTGCATCTTGCCCGGCTTCGAAATACTCCAGCCGGGCCGCAAGATCGCGAACCTCCCGCATCAGTTCGATCCGTCGTCCGAACGTCATTCGCGCGATCACGAATTCAACGCCCGGACGCTCCTCCGATGCGACCACTTTCCTGCTGTTCCAGTTCGTGCTGTTCCCGGAAGGTGCATTCGTCATCCGAACGCCACCACAATCTCGTCTTCCGACGTTCCCTGCGCGCGGGTGTCCGAGAACTTCCACTGCAGCCGTTTATCGGAGTCGTCGAACTGCGGGACGCCGGGCACAAGATTCTTCAGCCAGATACCCATCAGTTGACCCGGCACCTGGCCCAACTGGAACATCACGCCGACCGGCGACTGTTGCCTCGCCGCCTGGTACAGCGAAGTCGTCGCAGCGTCGTCCTGACCAAACAACTCCAGCGTCATCGATACCGATCGGTTACCCGGCACTACCGCCAGCGGTAAACTGGTCCCAAACTCCTTCGACCGGGTATCCAGACTGTTTTGAACCTGAATCGACGCCGCGGACACGGAGAAGAACTGATTCGGGGAAACCCCCAGCCAGACCTGGCCCAGATTACCCGGTACCGGAGAGTAGCTGAAGCCATCCAGCGCCGGCTCAGCGGGAAAGCTGGTTTGTCCACCCTGCCCCTCCAGGAAGGAAGAGCTGTCGATCAGGTCCTGCGCCGTTCCCTTGAATTCAAACTGATGGAAATCGCCGTTCAACTTCACGGTTAGTCCATCCACCGCCGCGCCGCTGAGGACTCTCTGCACGGCGGTCGCCGGGTCCCAGTAATCGAATATACTGACGCTCGGCAATTGTTCCGCGAGACTATAGGTCGCCGTCTGGCCAATCGGTGCGTTCAAAACCGGCGCGACTGAGAACGGTGCATTCAAAACTACCGTCAAAGTGTCCGTAACCGACGCCACAAAACGGATCTCGCCGCCCGATGTAATGGCCTGTCCCGGCGTCAACCCGTGGGGTGTGAAAAACACGACGGTCGACACCGTGCTGCCAGTGTTGGCTGTATTGCCGGCCCACAGAACACCCGGAGCGCCCATCGCTGCTTCAAACAACGGCCCATGTGACGGCAGTGTCGATGCATCGGGCCAGTCCCTCATGTAAGAGGTCATGTCGAACGAGGTCTGCAACCGCATCCCCGTCGGCGCTCCCTGCCACGTTCGGCTGCCTGTCTTATCCATGCGCTGACTCTTCGCGCGTTGCTGCTGCGCCGTCAGTTTAACTGCGGGAATTCTGCCGCCCGGCGCCATCGCCGGTATCTGGCCGTAGGCGCTCTCCCTGCCCACATACCAGCGGTTTGCGTTTGATGAAATGTATGCCATCGCTTACTTACTGACCTCCACGTCGAATCCGACCTTTGCCCGTTGCAGAAAATTCCTGCCGCCGCGCCCCACCGTCTCATAGCTCACGTCATATCCGCCCGTATAAAAAAGCCCGCCGCCCCAGTCGCCCCGCGAGGCGTCGAGGAGCGAGCAAACGGCATCCACATAGACCTCGGCGTTCGATTCAATCCCAGCCAAAACGTCCTGCGAGTGCCGGACTTCGACAACCACGTGAGCGCTTCCCGAGAACTGCCTGAACTTCTCCTTCAGCGTGTTCGACAGTTTGTCGCAATAGACAAGCAGCGCGGGATATTGCACAGACCCGGTTTTTTCACTGATTTCGACGCTCGCGTTGAGTGCCAAAATGTTTTGGATCCCGCCAGCCTGCAAGGTGAAATCGGCCGCGTCCGTCGCCCCGATCAGCACATTCACCCCTGTTGTTGTCGATGTCAACCTCGATACGACGATCGCAGTCAACGCCCCACTTAATCCAGCCATTCCATTAACCTCTCGCCCATTCCGCTAACCTCTCAACCATTCCGCTAACCTCTCAACCATCCCATTAACCTCTCAACATCGTCCGCGCCAGCGGACGCGTGAAATCCGGTGTCTGACCGTTGCCGGGCAATCGCCCCTGTGTGATTTCTCCCGGGACATATAGATAAGTCGCGCTGACCGGGAGTAACACGTCATTCTGCAGTAACATCGCGGAGAGCGAAGTACCGGCATATACGTTGAACCCAACTACGTTCCTGGGGGTACCGGTCACCCCGACCGTCATCAGATTTTCGTTTGAAACCGTAATCGACGACACGTACGAGGGCAGTCCCTCCTGGTTGGTGGCGTTCACCCAGGTCACACTCGCGTAAAATGTTCCGCCGTTCTGCGTTCCGGGCGTCGTTGAAAGTATAGGCGGCGCGGCTTGCAGAACCGGATCGCCTACCAGTCCCAGACCACTGGCGATGAAGCTCTCACTGGCGTCCCGCGCCAGCTTTGCGTATTCCTGCCACTTCGCCTGATATCGGTCGACGAGTTGGCTGAAGTACGCGTCGCGATAGACAAGCGCCAGCGAGTGCATGGTCTCCCAGCGTTTCAAAGGTGGCGTGACCACTATCTGCTCGATGCGCAGGGTTGGCCCCCAGACCAGTTCGAGGGTGGGCCGCGGCCTGATCAGCCACAAATGCAGGTCCGTCCGGATCTCCTCGACCGCCAGCCGCAGCTTCGTCGAAACGTTGATGCCGGCAGTCAGCGCAACAGCCAGCAGGCCGGCATCCTGGTCCGTCAAATCGCCGATCGTGCAGGCGGGCCCGTCCACGAACAGTGCCATGGTCAGTTCCGCTCTTTCTGCTTCTTGAGCCGGTGCGCGGGAATCACCATCACCTGCACCCGCTTGGCCGCTTCGTCCTGCTCGTGTGCCACTCTGGCTTCGCGATTCGCTTCATGGAACTCGCGCGTTTCATCCTCTGTGGCCACGCGCGCCCGCACTTCCGCGATCAGCTTTGCCGCGATTTCGCGAGGCACTTCCGTCCTCACCCCAGGCTTACCGCCTTCGGACGTCTCCAGGCTCACCATGACAAAGTTTTCCCCGGTGAGCGCGGCATCGGCTTCTCGAACCTTTTTGTAGTACGACCGTACATCCATCGATTCCTCCCAGTTCAATAAAAATGGGGCGGATTTTGATCCGCCCCGTGGCGCAGACGATCGTTTCCGTCGTCTGCGCTCGCTGCACAACCAGGAGCAGGCAGGCCACAAGACGCGACGGCCTGCCCCACGCCGATTGTTCGACTAGCTGTTGATCTGAACTGCGAACCCATTCCGCAAAATCGCGCAGCCATAAAGCACGTCAACCGTGAACTGCTGTGAAAGAGTGTTCGGCTGATAGCTCATCGTGACGCGCATTCCGAAGTTGCCCAACTCGGCGTATTCGGCGATGGCGCCGGTACCCGGCAGCGGTTGCGGCAAGCGGCGAACCACCAGCCCGATCGCATCCTTGCAGAACGCCAGGTTGTGGGTATTGATCGGCGTAGTACCGGTCTTTTGAACATACTGCGAACGGAACACGAAGAAATCTTTGATCTTCCCGATGGTGCCGTCCACCAGCGCCCGTAAGCCCGCTTCGCCGGTATTCTGAAATTCGCTGAAGCGCGGAATCTGGCGCATCGCCGAATACGTGTTGCTGTCGACAATCAGGAACTTCGGCGCGCCGGATGGAACCAGGGACTGGAACAGCGTAGTTTCGGCCTGGTCGAGCACCGCTTCCGTGATCGCCGTTCCCGCCGTGCCGAGCGGCGTGTTCGCCGAAAAGCCCGCGTACAGGTTCAAGAGATCGCTCTCGATCTTTTCCGCAATCGCCACCACTGCCGGCTGCATATACACGCGCAGCAGGTCCGGAACGGCGAGAACTTTCAACACGTCCGGAATCTGAAAAGTCGCTTCGGCGTGCGTATTCAGCACGATCTGCGCGTTTCCGAGGCTGGGATTCTGCGGCGTCACCGTCCCGTTACCGGTACCATTAACATCCGCGAGATTGTTGGCCACAAGCTGCGGCGCGATCGGCACATTGACCGTATCGCCCGCTTGTGCCAGGGTCGGTTCATAATCGCGATTCACCAGGTTCCCCATCACGAGGTTCCCTACCAGTGCGGGCAAGGCATCGGCCGCCACTAGTTTGACTATCGCTGTCGCTACATTTGTTGACGTAATTGATGGCATCGTTCTCCTTAAGTCGCTTCTCCGCCCCCGGCGATCCTTAGCCGCCGGGCGCTCTCTCTTCACTCACCTGCGAAACGAGGACTGCACTCCCCGCTATGTCTGCGTCGTTACCACACGCAAAATCTCCTGGCGCACTCGCTCCAGTTCCTCTTTGCTCATCGAGGGGCTGATCTTGTCCAGATCGAATCCCCCAGCCGCCTGGGGCGCGGCTTTTTGCGTTCCCGTCATGCCTGTACCCCCGGCAATCCGGGCCGGCAGAAACTCCGGATTATCGTGAACAAAACTCGCCAGAAATTCTCCTACGGGCTGGTCGCCGTCGTCCCCCCGCGCTACCAGCCGGCCATCCTCCATGCGTACAATTCCGTCCTGCACGGCTTTATAGGCCAGATCGACTTTCTTTACTCCAAGCTTTTGCAGCTCCGTCCGGATATTTGTGCTCCGCTGTGCTTCGTCCGCCGCGGCCCGGCTGCGCTTGTTCTCTTCCACAAGTTCATTCACACGCTTTTCGAGCTGTTCCCGCCGCCGCCGTTCCTCCTGCAGCTCTGTCTTGTACTCCGGCTCGCGCCGCGCGGCGTCCTGCCGCATGTATTCGTCAATCGCCTGCTGCACGATCGTCTGTACGTCCAATGCTTCGCTCATAGTTTTTGCCCCTCCGGCGTTCCTTCTTTGTTTGGAGCGGCGCCTGCCGGCGGCGCCGCGTCGATCTCTTCCGCAATGCGGTTTTTGATCTTCTGCCGCGAATCGCAGAGATACTTCATCGCCACCCGCTTCTGAATCTGTTTCGTCAGTGTTGGCGACTGAATTCCCAGTGCCAGCAAACTTTTTGCGTCCGCGGCTTCGGTGCTGAAATCGGTAATGTCAAACTCGTCCAACCCCACCACATCGATGGCAAGATCGTCCTGCCGCGCCGCCACGATCGCGCTCAGTACGTTCCGAATCGAGTCTTTAACGATGTCTCCGTAGGCCCGCAGAATCTCCTGCGTCACACTGAAGTCCCACTGTTGGCTAAGGCCCGACTGGATTGTGCCGGACCCGTCGCCCGCCTGTTGCATCAGGTAAGACACCCGGTAGATCTCATCCTTGAGCCGCCCCAGGTTGTCCGCCGCAATTTGAAAAACGTTACCCGCCGGCTCCGTCCATCCGAACCTGTCTTCCGGACCCAGTTGGATGTAATAGCTCTCGCCGGTGATCTGGCTGAACTCGCGTTCCGAATAAATCACCGGCATCGCGAACAGCCCCATCGTCAAGGCCCATCCCAGCGCGTTCGACTTATTGAAATGCTCCAGTTGCAGCAACGCGATCTTGTTGGTCAGCCAGAGCCCTTCGCCGACCCGCAACTCGAAGACCGGCACACGCCCCAGGCCGGCGAACCCATGCCTGCCCTCGTCCACCAGTTCGATCGTTTTCTGGTCGGCGCCCCGGCGCTCGTAGATCTCAAATTTTTCCCGGTCGTAGTAGATCCACCGGGTCTCTCGTTTCCACCCAAAAGTCTTGACGTTGTCCTGTTTGAGCAGGGACGTCCGGATGACAACCCACTCCAGTTCGCCCCCCTGGTCGCGACTCCAGTTGATCATCTCATCGGCGTTATAGGCCACCAGATAGGCCCGGCTACGCCCCGACGCATCTTCGTCGGCCCGCGTCAAAGCCGGGCTATCCGCGCGCGGGAAGTCGACCACCACGTACGACTTCCCGCAAACCAGCGCTTCCGTGATCTGCTGTTTGAAAAATTGCGTCAGCGTTGTGCCGCGCAGATCGCAATTCTGCACAAATCCGGCAAAGAAATCTTTCGCCCGCTCATTGGCGCCCTCGAATTCCAATATCGGTTCCCGCCGGACGAGCGTCGCCGTATACCAGTCCACGATCGACCCCAGGTAATTCTCATAAAAAACGCGCGCCAGCCTTTCCTGGTAGACCTCGAGCGGCTCTTTTTGACGCCTCAGAAGGTACTCAAACGCGTTCTCGCGGAACTGCTCTCCCCCTGCATAGAGGTGTCGGTAGCGGCGCCACATCCGCGACTTCGCCGTATAGTCCGGATGTTCCTGTTCGATATGTGAATTTGTCGTCAAAATAGCCTCTCCCCGCGCTCCCCGATCGTCCCGCTCCGGTCTTCCTGCCAGACCAGATACCCCAGCGCATCCGACAAGTGAGTTCGTCTCCGGTCCTTGTCCTTGTCAATCTGCGTGGACTCTTCCCGATACGAAACCTGTTCGAAGTCGTCGATCAGTTCCTTGCATTTCGGATCCACGAATAACTGCACCTCATCCCGCGCATTACGCAGCCGGGCGTTCACCAGCGATACGCGATCCCGGACAGCCGGATTCGCCTTCGGGACGCGGTATGCAACCTTCGCCATCCGCGAACGGAAATAGTTCTGTATCACCTGATAGTCCGAATACCCCGTCGTATTCATCGACGCGCCGGACGCGTCCCCATACACCACTACGCCAGCCGCCGGCCGTCCGAACCGCTTCTCGAATTCTTCGCATGCCTGCTCCGTTGTCGCCCGCCGCAGCGCGATCTCATCCAGCACCAGGACCTCGCCGTTGCGCTCCACTTGCGCTATCACCGAACACATAGGATCAACGTTGAAATCCAACGCCCAGACCAGCGGCCGGGCTGGATCAACCTTCATCCGCCTCACGTTCCTCTCGCGATCGAACGCGTGATACACCAACCCGCCCCGGACGTTCAGGTAGTCGCCCAGCACTTCCTGGCGGTAGAAATTCTCGTCGTAGCTGCCACGCAGCCGCTCATAGAAATCCGGCAGCTGTTCCAGCAGGAACCGATTCTCGAAAGGCTTCGCGTGAATCGCTTCGTAGCCTTCCATCTGATGCGAAACAAACTTCCGATAGACCCAATCGAACCCCTTCGGCGTCCACACGGCAAATCCGCAGCGCTGTTTCGCCCTGGGATCGCGCAGCCGGCCTTCCAGTCGCAGCCAGGCACCTTCCATCGTGTACGTCAGTTCGTCCAGTCCAAACCACGCCAGGTTCGTGCCCCGCAGTCGTTCGAACTCATCCACCGCGCGCAGCAGGATTCGCGATCCTGTGTCGCTCATAATCAGCACGTTGTCCGCTTTGTTCAGCTCGAACGGAATCTCGTTATCGTTCAGCGTCTCCACCAGCGCCAACAGTGTCGAATCCCGCAGCATCGGATACGTCGGCGATCCGATCAAGCCGGTACGCCCGGGGTTCAGATAACTCAGCCGGATGGCCTCCTGACAAAGCGCCGCGCTCTTTCCGGACCCGATGGGGCCCGAAAAACCTTTGAACCGCGCTGTCGAATCGTGAAACTTCTTCTGACTCGGCAGCGGGCTGTACTTTATTCCCCGCAGGCTGGTGTTGGCTGGCATTCGTCAATCCACCGCACTGTCACCTGGCCTGTTTGCGACTGCGCCAGTTCCCGCCTTAATTCCAGAAGGCGCACAAGTTCCGCCACCGATGGCTTCGCACTGTCATCGGAAAGACGCTCCTGAATACTCTCAATAATCCGGTCGACCTCCGCCAGTTCATCCCCCGGCTCTGCTGCAGTTTGTTTCAGAGCTTCTTTTTCTTCCACGTGAGCCCTCGATTGTGAATGCCGCCGGTTGATTCCGGCGCGCATTTGTTTCCCGATCGAAAGCTACCACCGCCGCAGTGTGAACTATGCACATCACGACGGTGAAACCATTGACTACAAGGCAAATAGAGTTTTCAAATCGCGGTGAACGCGATCGGCGGAAGTTCGGATTTGTGGGAAATACGGATCGAATGAAGGTGGGAAGTCCGGCCAGCCGGATCGTTTGATTGGCCAGCCGGAACTCAATGTGGCGCAGGCGATCTTTGCCGCCGGCGATGGGTTTCATCCAGACGCGAAGACACCGGCGGCAGAGACCGCCAGTGCCACAAGTCCAGTGTCAGATTAAAGCTGCTGCGTCTACTTCTTGACTTTTGGCGGCACGATCGCGTCTTTGGCGCTCTTCGCGATCCGGAACTTGACAACCTTCTTGGCCGCGATCTTGATGGTTTCACCCGTGGCAGGATTTCTTCCCATGCGCGCCTTGCGTTCCACGCGGACCAACCGGCCGAGTCCGGGAACCACAAAGAGGCCGTTCTTCTTCACTTCCTTGATTGCGGTGTCGGATAGAAACGTGAGTACCTGGCGCGCCTTGACATTGGGGATTTCGCAAGCCTCGGCCATCGCCTTGACGATTTGAGTTTGGGTCAT